ATGGGATCGCAATTCGGGCTGGCGGGCAGCGCCGGCGCGCGCTTCGTGGTGATGGGCGGCGATGGTGCGGACGCGGTCGCGGCAAGGGCGGCGGTGGCGCTGATCGGCGGGTCGGTGATCGACGCGCCGACGGCCGGGGGCGATGCGGCGTCGGTGATCCCCGCTGCGGCGGATGCGGTGGTGCTGATCCTGGACGGCGTGCCGGATGCCGCGCTCGCGCCGTTGCTGGCCGCGACCGACGCGACATGCATGGCGCGCGGGCTGCCCTTGATCGTGGCGATGACGATCGCGCAGATCGACCCGGTCGTCGCCACGCTGGGCGACCGCACCGATGCGGTGCAGTTGCTGTGCGCACCCGACCAGGACCAGGCCGAATGGATCGCCGCGCTGGCGATCGCCACCACGGGCTCCACGCCCGGCGACCGCGTGCGCAGCGCCGACGACGAGCGCGAGCGCGCGGCGCGGTTGCAGGAGGAGGTCGCGCGGATCGCCGAGTTGCTGGCGCGGATCGCGGCGGAGGACGGCGCGGGTAGCGGTTCGCGCGCCGCGGACCGGCATGTCCGGTTCGGCGCGCCGCCGCCGTCGGTCGACATCGCCGCCGCGACGGTGCGCGACGTGCTGCGCGCGCGGCGGCTGCGCGACCGTTTCTTCGGTACGGGGCTGTTCGAGGATCCGGCGTGGGACATGCTGCTGGACCTGTTCGCGGCCGCGCTGGAGGGGACGCAGGTGTCGGTGTCGAGCCTGTGCATCGCGGCGGCGGTGGCGCCGACCACCGCGCTGCGCTGGATCGGCAAGCTGACCGCGGCCGACCTGCTGCACCGCCACCCCGACCCCCAGGACCGCCGGCGCGCGTTCGTGTCGCTGAGCCCGGCGGCGCGGGACGCGATGTACCGCTATGTCGCGGCGCTGGCGGACGCGAAGCTGCCGTTGGTGTGAGCGGGCGCCTTTTCGCTTGATCGGCGGGGGCGGCGCGATACAGACGGTCCTCCCGCGTAGCGCACGCGCCGGGCGCTTAGCTCAGCTGGTAGAGCGGCTCGTTTACACGACGGCGTTCCACCATCACCTAAACACCTGACAAGGCTATGCTTTCTTGGCGTTGCGGTTCGGGGCTTCGGGAATAGTCCGGGAATCGCTGACCTCCAGCGCGTGGCGGATGTCGTCGTCTGTGGCGTGCGCATAACGCAGCGTCGTTTTGATCGAGCGGTGAGCGAGGGCGCGCTGGGCGGCCTTCAGGTTTCCGGTCGTGCGCAGGATGCGCGTGCCCCGCGTGTGGCGCAGATCGTGGAAGCGGAACTCCGTCACATCGGCATTCTTCAGCGCTGCTGCCCATGGGCGGCGCAGGACCATATCGGTCATCGGATACCGCTGGCCCTTCATCCGGGCCGGATGCTTGCGGCCCAGCTTGTCGGTGAAGGCCGGCTTCGTGCGCTGGGCGACATAGGTGAACACGTATGGCCCGGCCTTTGGCTGATTGGCGATGATGACCAGCATGTCCTGCGTCAGCGGCCGGCGCACGACGTCGCCGCCCTTGATCTTGGTGACGGCGGTGCGCGCGCCCAAATCGATGTCGGACCATCGCAATCCGAGCACCTCGCTCTTTCGCCACCCGGTCTTCAGGGCGAATTCGCAGAAGGCATACAGATCCTCGCGTATCTCGCTGAACAGCGACACCTCCTCGGCATCACTCAATTCGCGCGGCGCCTTCTCCGCGACCTTCAGCACGAGCTTGCCCCAATTCGGCATGCGGCCGATGTCGAATTCCGCGTCCGCGGCGTGCCGCCAGATCGCGCGCCACACGTCGATCTCGCGGTTGACGCTGGCGTTCGCCAGCCCGGTGCCGCGACGCTTTGCCACGAGGTGCATCAGGTCCAGCTGCTTGATGTCGCGCAGCGGGATGGCCGCACCGATCGCGGCAATCAGATGCTTGATGGCGCGTTCGGTATCGGCCCAGCTGGGCAGGTCGCCGACCTTGTCCTCATACAGACCGCACGCATCGTCGAGCAGGATGACCGCCGCGTTGCCGCCGCCATGGATCGCCTTCGTGCGCTCACGCGCCTCATAGCGTTCTGCGTCCCGCTTTACCTTGCAGCCCGTCGAGCCGTGAAACCGATCACCTTTCCAGACGAAATCGAAGTGGTAGTAGGGCGAGTTCTTCGGCTTGTAGACGGACATTCGGCGGCCTTCCGTGCGCGGCTGGCAACGAATTCGTCGCAGTCTTCCGGGCGGTAGAGAATCTTTCGATCGGTGATCGCGACGTAGCGAATGTGGCCTTCCCGGCGCAGGCGGCGCAAGGTCTTCGTGCACAGGTGCAATCGGGCGGCGGCCTCTGCCGGGGTGAGAAGCACCGTCACGCCGCGCGCCTTTCGACGTCCAGCGTCAGGCCCAACGCGCGGTAGATGTCGGCGTCTTCGGCCGGGTCCGGCACGAAGCGTTGCGCCGGTGAGCGGCGGGCGATGAGGGCGAAGTGGACGATGCGCGGCAGGTCGGTGCCGCCCATGTCCTGATGCCAGGCCAGCGCCTCCGCCAGCAGCGCGGCTTCGCGCGCGTTGGGATCGGCGGGGGCGGCGTCGGCGCGTTGGCGGCGCCATTGCGCGAGGCGGCGCAGCTGGACGGCCATGTCGACGTCGCGGCATCCAAACGGCGCGGGATCGTCCGCCGCGGCGGGGAAGGGCGGCATGGCGGGGTCGAGCGCCCAGCGCCATTGGAGGACGATCGCGCGGGCGACGGCGATGCTGTCGTCGGCCTCCGCCTGCGTCAGCGTGCCGGCGGCGACACGGGCGGGCATGGCGGCGCGGCGTTCGCGCAGCACCTCCAGCGCGCCCCAGGCGCAATAGGCCCAGTCGTTCGCGAAGGGCGGGTCGATCATGGCTCAACCGTGCCTGACTTGTTGCCGAGAGCGATCCGCGCCGCATCATACGCGGCCTGCCAGCGTTTGGCGGTATGGCTTGAGCATCCGGTGTGGCGCGCGTTGGGTGCCCGATAGGTCGGGACGACCTGATCCGCGATCGAGAGGGCGGCCCGTTCGATCAGGATCGAACGGGCGCTCGAAATGCTGCACGTCCGGAGGCTCGCCGGCAGATCGTGATACTGGCGCGACGCGTTGGCCAAAGACTTGGCGAGCCAGCCGGGTTGGGTGGTCATTGGCCTTCCCACTGTGTCGCTCCTGATGGGGCAGGCACGACGGCGCACGGGCCATCGTGACCGGGCGTTCGCGTGCATCGGCATCCTGCGGGTGGGATCGCGCACTCGACGGACTGTTCGAAAAGGTGTCGCCACTCAGTGCGCGGGCGGCTTACGATCAGTTGGACGTCTGGCTTGGCCATCAGTTCGCTGTACGGCTCAGCCACACCAGCAGACCGGGCGATGGCCATGATCCGGGACAGCCCAGCAACGGCATCCTTGGTTGTGGCGGTCACGGCTTTAATCGCCTCCAGCGCCAGCCGCTCCACCCCCTCCGCCTGCGCTACAGGGGGCGCCTTTGGGGCGGCGGCGAGGGCGACGGCGGCAAGGCTTTCCCAATAGCCGATGTCTCCGCCGTCCAATTCCGCCCAGTCCATCCCCTGCACGGCGACCATGCGCTTCGCCGCGTCGGTGATGGCCTCTCCCCCGTCGTCCGCCGGTATCGTCACCCCGTCAGATGGGAGGGTGGAGAGGGCGGCGCGGCCAGCATCGGTGATCCAGACCAGCGCGGCATCAGTGTCGCTGTCATGGGACGATCCGGCGTATCCGAGGTCGATCGCGCGATTAAAGGTGTCGGGGTCCTGTCCTTCGTGATCCCCACAGAAGGCGGTAATCCAATTGCCGATGTAGTCCCCGGCATCAGATTTTCCGCCCATGGCCGACAGGATTTCGAGGAACATGCGCAGGCGCATCGCATCCACGCTGGATGGGGTGGTCTGGGTCATGCGGCCTCCTGTTCTTCGGCGTCGACCAGGCGGACGTTGGCGCGGGCGAGGGCTTCGGCCATGTCGGGGCAGACGCTGTTGCCGATCATGCGGATCGAGCTGCTGATGCTGAGCGGCTTTCCGGCCGGGCCGATCGGGTCGAGGACGTAGCCGGGCGGAAAGCCCTGCGCGTTGGCGAGTTCGCGGCGTGTCAGCATCCGCATGCCGATGTCGACGATGACATAGGTCACCGCGTCGATCGTCACCGTGACGACGGCGTAGCGCGGTAGCGTCGTGACGGTGCCGACCGGCTGATCCACCGGGGCGCCCAAGCCGGTGCCGTAGTATTTGACCAGGAAGGCGGCGACCTGCACCGCGCGGGCCATCAGCGGGGCGGGCAGCGCGTCCGCCTCGATCATCGTCGTCTGCACCAGGCGCTGTTGCGATCCCGACGTGGTGATCGTCGTCAGCGGCTGGTCGACGGCGCGGCCGATCATGCCGCCGGTGCTGGCCTGTTCCATATGGGCGCAGACGACGGCGTGATGCTGGCCTTCGGCGGTGATCGCCTTCGCCGGCTGGAGCGGATCGCCGCGACCGCCGTTGGTGTTGCTGGTGTAGAAGTGCGACAGGAACGCGGTGACGGCGGCGTGGCGCGGCGCGCCGGCCATGACGGTATCCAGCGGCGCGTCGGCCGGGCGACCGCGCGCGTTCTCCGCGAACTTTTCCAGATGTGCGGTGACGACGCCCAGCGGCGTGGCGCCGGCCGGGCGGGCGCTGTCGCCGTTGGCGGTGACGGTGGGCATGGGATCGCCCGCGTCGCTGCCGACCGAGCCGGAGCGGAATTTCGTGACGTGGGGGGCCAGCGTCACCGTGGCGCGCGCGAATTCCCCGCCGTTGGCGGTGGTGATGGTGCGCAGCGGCTGCGCGGGATCGTGCGCGCGACCGGGATCGCCGGTGTGGGTGATCGGGACGATGGCGGCGTCGACGATAGCGGCATCCGCCTTTGCCGTGATCGTCGGATATGGCATTCCCACATCGGCGGGGGCCGATTGGCCACGGCGGCCGCCCACTCCGACGATGAACGGGCGCGCGGCGTTGACGACGTAGCGCATCACGCCGTGGGCGATACGGCGGTGGGTGGCGTCCTTCAGCGGGCGCTTGCGGTCGAAGATCAACGGGCAGGGGATCGACCAGTCGATGCATTCGGCGGCGGTGCGCCACGGACGGCGCGCGCCGCTCTCGACCTCCGGCGAGCCGGGCTTGCCGTGGGTCGGTTCGGGCCAGACGATCGGGTGGCCGTCGCGCCGGGCGATCAGGAACAGGCGCTTGCGGCTGGTGGGGGCGCCATAGTCGCAGGCGCGCAGTTCGCGCCATTCGACCTTGTAGCCCAGCCGGCGCAGCTTGCACACCCACAGGTCGAATTCCTCGCCCCGGCGTTCCTTTATCGGCTTGCCGTCCGCGTCGAGCGGACCCCATTGGCGGAATTCCTCGACGTTCTCCAGGATGATGACCTGGATCGCGCCGCGGCCGTTCGGCGTGCCCTTCAGACACCGTTCCGCCCAGTGCGGCACCACCCATGCCAGATCGCGGATGTTCTTTTCGCGCGGCTTGCCGCCCTTGGCCTTGCTATGGTGCTTGCAGTCGGGCGAGAACCAGGCGAGCGCCACGGGTGCGCCGCCCGTGGCATCCAGGGGATCGACTGCCATGATGGACTGGATCAGGTGCCGCGTCTCCGGGTGGTTCGCCTCGTGCATGGCGATCGCCTCGCGGTCGTGGTTGATGGCCACGTCGACGCGGCGCCCCAGCGCGCGCTCGATCCCGGTGGAGGCGCCGCCACCACCGGCGAAATTGTCGATGACGAGGGGGCGCATCAGAAGGCGCTCCCGATCGCTCGCGGGCCGTATTGCCACGTCCACCGCTCGACCGCGCCGTTCGTGGCGCGATTTTCGGCGGCGCTGGTGAGAAGTTCTTCGGCGCAGTCAGGATGAAAGTGCGCCTGGACAGACGTCGTGCGAACCGACCCATCGGGCGTCGCAAACAGGCGCGAGCGTGGCTGTCCCGGCACCATGGGGGAGCCACACCATGAGCAGCAGATCATGCCCAGCCCTCCAGAAACGCGGAGCAAGCGGCGATCAGTCGATCGAGCTTCGCGATGCCTTCGGCGTCGCGCTCCACTTCGGCGGTGATGGCGTCCATGTGGGCGCGCTCGATCGTGGCGGCGGTGCGGGTGGCCTCGACGAGCTTCTCGACGGGATCCCACTCGAACGGAAAGCGCGAGGTGGCCGGACCCTCGTCGGCGAAGCGGAGGAACTCCGCGGCGGCTTCGGTCGCCTGCCGCGCCGCGCTGGTCGCGGCGCGGCGATCGGCGCTGCCTGCGATCGTCGTCTCGATGAAGGTCATCGTCTCGGCGGTGATGCGTCCCCCGCAAATCGGGTCGGCGGTGAGCGCTTCGCGCACGGCGTCTAGCAGGAGGGCTGTCCGAAGGGCCATCACAGCAGCCCCTTCGCGTGCATGATGGAGGCGGCGACGCCGACCGCGATGTACCAGGGCGTCGAGATGCCGACGCCCCAGGCGAGCGCGCGCCAGAGGTGGTGTTCGTCCGGGTCGGCCATGGGATGGATGCGATCCGCGTCGCGCGGGGCGCTGAGCGGTTCGAAGCAGATCGGCAGGGTGCGGCCCGGTTCGTCGGGGCTGCGCAGGCGGCGCGCGCGGCGCGGCGCGGCGGGGCCGTCTAGGTCGCCGCTGGCCCAGGCGGGCGGGGTGTAGGTTACGGGGCCGTCGGGTTCGACGGGGTAGAGGGTTTCGATGACCCGGCGGGTCTGATGGTGCGGCATGTGCGGCTCCTCAAGCGGGCACTACGCCCGTTGAGGTGCGGCTTAATACGGCATATATGCCGCGTCAAGCGGATTGCGGCATATATGCCTTAAAACCCCAAGACGTCATCCCATGGTATGATCGGATGGATGTGCTTGACCTTGTGCTGGGGTACTTCGAACTCGACGGCCGGGTTGAACTGTCGCAGCACGACGAAGCCGGCCTTGATCCGCACAAGCTGTTTGATGAGAACGGCGGTGACCATTTCGCCGTCGTCGATCGGTGAGCGCAGCTGGACGACGACGTCTTCACCGGCGCGAGCGGGGCGATGGGCAAAGGCGAGCTGTCGACGGCCGGAATCGTAGCGCGGCTCCATCGAGTGCCCCCAGACCGTGACCACGTAATAGCCGTCCTTCCCGGCTATCGCGGTCGGGCAGGCCATGTGGTCACTGGGTTCGGCGAAATTCACTTCGATCTGTTCGATCGCCACGATGTCGCCGTCGCTGGTCGACAACTCGATATCGGCAGCGAGTGCGGTCCCGTAGACAGGGAGCGTGCGGGGGAGGCGGCGCTGTGTGATGGCCGCCAGTTTGGCTCCGTTGCCGTCGTGCTGATCGGGTTCAATGCCTTCCTCTTCGCCGCCTAGCAGCCATTGTGCCGTTGTATTCAGTGTCTTGGCAATGGCGTCCAGGCGGTCGCCGCCCGGCATCGCGCGACGCGTGCGGATGTAGCGCAGGGCATCGGGCTTCCCGGTCGCGTCGATCGATGCTTCGCGCTCCGATAGCCGGCGTTCCGCGAGCTTCGCGCCGATGCGGCTGATGAGGATGTCGATCTTGTCCGCCATGCGGCGTTTATGCCGCGTTGGGTCAATTTTGTCGTGCGGCAGATATGCCGTTGACGATGCGGCAAACATGCCGTAACCGTGCGGCATGGACACCGGTTACGAAGCCTCGCTGCTGCGCGTCGCCGACGCATACGCCGCCCAAGCTGCCGAGCATGGCGGAAAATCGCTGGCGCGGGTCGCCACGATCGTCGTCAACCGCGGCTCGTTCTTCGAGCGACTGCGCGATGGCGGCGGCTGTTCCGCTCGCAACCTCGACCGGATCGCCGACTGGTTCCGCGATGGCGCGAACTGGCCGCAGGCGATCCCGGCGGAAGCGGCCGAGGCACTGGCAAGCATCGGGCGCCCGGTCATCGAACAGGAGCAGGCGGCATGACCTATCGTCGCCGGTCGCGCAGGTCGTGCAGCTTGCGTTCCAGTTCCGCAATTCGCGCTTCCAGCTGGTCGATGCGGGATGGTGCAGAGCGGATTTTCTCCCAGTCCGCCCATTTCTCCAGCGTCTTGAGCAGCGCCGGGAGCGCCGCAGCCATCGCGGGCAATGCCATCATCGGTTCCTGTCGTCGTGCCGTGTCGATCGACAGTAGCCGGACGGGGAGGGGCGGCAAGCCTCTCCCCGAAAGGCGGTGCGGCGTGCTGGAGCGGGATCGTTGCCATAACGGCACTGATGCACGTTACGCGGGCGCAACGTCATCCGGAAAGGCCGGCGACATTTCCGGCGGGGCGGCGGCATGACGCCCGAACTGCTGGCACTGAAGCGCGCGACCGCCGAGACGATCAAGGGCGTCGGCGGGCTGGAGGCGGCGGCGGGGTTCTGCCGCGTCGGAAAATCCGTGCTGGGCGACAATCAGTCGGTGTCGAAGCCCGACAGTTTCATGGCGCTGGACGTCGTCGCGGCGCTGGAGCCGCTGGCGAGCGAGCGATCGGGGTGGCCGCACGTCACCCGCGCGCTGTGCCGCGCGAACGGCGGGGTGTTCGTGCGGGTGCCGGAGGCGCGCGCTACGGGCGCGGACATGTGGGCGCTGCTGGCGCGCAAGGCGAAGGAGGGCGCCGATGTGTCCGCCGCGCTGTGCGAGGCGCTGGCCGATGGCCGCATCGACGGGCGCGAGGCGCGGCGGGTGCGCGGCGAGATCGCCGAGCTGATGGAATTGCTGGCGCTGATGGATGCCGAGCTGACGACGATCGAGGAGGATTCGTGATGCATGGGGTGCTGAAACTGCATTTGCCGGCGCGCGTGCCGAACGAAGGCGCGCGGCAGCTGGCGCGGTGGGTGGCGTTCACCCATGGGGGCGATCTGGAGCGTGCGGCGCAGGCGATCGGGCGCCGGATGGGCGCGGCGGTGTCGGGCGGCGGGGTGCAGCGGATCGTCGATGGCGAGATCGTGCCCGGCCTGATGATGGGCCGTGCGATGTGCGCGCTGTTCGGGCTGCGCGCGCGGATGTTCGCGATGCCGGCGGCGGGCGGATGGCTGGATGCCGAGACGTCCGGACGGGTGGCGGCATGAGCGCGATCGACCTGGCGTTGCGCCCGGCGTGCGACGAGGATGCGGAGCGTATCCGCGTCACCGCGAGTGTCGATGACGTCAACCGCTGGCTGGCGGTGGCGTCGCATCGCGACCGGTTCCACTATGCGACGCGGCCGTACCTGCCCGCGGGCGCGCCCGGCCCCGCGCGGCTGCGCGCGTTGCAGGAGCAGGGGCTGGTGATCCTGTTCCAGCAGCGCAGCCAGCTGTTCCATGGCGAGTTCTGCTATTACGCGCAGCGCACGGCGCGGGCGTTGCAGGATCCCGTGCCCGTGCCGAAGGTGGATAGGGCCTATGCCAGGCTGTCGCCGCGTCAGCAGGACGCGGGCGATTACGAGGCGGGCGACCGGCTGCTGCCGATCCTGACGCGTGCGGCGGAGTTCGGGCGGCCGTGCCCGACCGACAAGCAGCTGGCGCAGAAGGCGCGGATTCCGGTCGACCTGGTGGCGTCGGGGTTGCTGGCGCTGCGATCGGCCAAGCTGATCGTCGTCCATGCCGCACCCGCGCCGACGTTGCGGCGGGTGACGATCCTGGCGACGGGCGCGCAGACGGGGTTGATGGCATGACGCTGGAGGTGGAGCGCGACGCGCTGCTGGCGGCGTTGCGGCAGGTGGCGGATGTGGTGCCGGGACGCACGACGATCCCGGTGCTGGCCAATCTGATGCTGGTGGCCGAGGCGGGCACGCTGACGATCACCGCGACCGACCTGGACATCGAGGCGAGTGTCACGGTGGAGGCGGCCGGGTCGATCGCGACGACGATCGCGAAGGACAAGCTGGTCGCGGCGGTCACCGGGCTTAAGCCGGGGCGGCTGGCGATCGCGCCGGTCGATGGACGGGCGGGCGCGGTGACGATCAAGAGCGGGCGCGCGGTGCGCACGCTGACGACGCTGCCGGCGACGGATTTTCCCAAGCGCAAGCCGCTGGAGTGCGCGACGGCGTTCGCGATGCCGGCGGCGTCGCTGGGGCGGCTGCTGGATGCGTGCCATGTCGCGCAGTCGACCGATGAGACGCGCTATTACCTGATGGGCGTGTACCTGCACCTGGTGGACGGGCAGCTGTGCGCGGCGGCGTCGGACGGGTGCAGGCTGATCCGGGCGCGCTGCGCCCAGCCCGACGCCGCGGACGGGATGCCGCAGGTGATCGTGCCGTCCAAGGCGGTGGCGCAGATGCGCAAGCTGCTGGCCAAGCCGAGCGGCGAGGTGGCGGTGGCGGTCAACGAACACGCCATCCAGCTGACGATCGGGCGCGTGCAGATCGTGGCCAAGGCGGTCGACGGGACGTTCCCGGATTATCAGCGGATCATCCCGGCCGACGACGCGGGGGCGATCCGGATGACCGGCGGGCGCGACATGCTGCTGTCGGCCGCGGCGGGCGTCGCGTCGGTGGTGGACGCGGAGGGTGACCGCAAGTTGCGGTCGATCCGCATCGACCTGACCCCGGACGCCGAGGCGCAGACGATGAGCGCGCGCGACATGGGCGGATCGTCGGCGGTCGAAGAGATCGACGCCAGTGCGAGCGGCACGGCGGCGGCGCTGGGCATGGACCACAAGCTGTTCACGACGACGCTGGCGATCTTCGCCGAGGGGGCGTCGGTATCGATGGCGCTGGCCGATCCCAATGCGGCGGCGCGGGTGGAGAGCGACAAGGATCCCGACCTGCTGGCGGTCATCATGCCGATGCGGGTCTGACGAGGGAGGCGATGATGAAGCGCACCTATGAATTCGACAACGATTTCGGGCCGGACGAACTGGCGAAGATGTTGCGCGAGGCGGGAATCCCCGGCGACGTGACGCTCGACCGGATCATCGCGGGAGCGGGGCGGGAATTCGACGCGGACGAGGAGATCACGGTCGCCGTCACGGTCGACGAGGATGAGGTGATGGAGCTGTTGCACGACGACGCTATCATCAACGCTTACCGCTTCCTGGGGCTGGCCGGCACCGAGGATCGCGCGATCGAGGATGGCTTCCGCTACGTGCGCGACGGCGACCTGCCGATGGCGCGGGCGATGTTCGAGCGGGTGTTCGAGGATGCCGATCTGGCGGCGGCGATGCGGGGGCTGGCGTGAGCGACTATGCGGCATTCCTCGCCGGCAAGGCGGCGATCGATCCGCCGACCGGCATCTCGGAGCCGGACGGACTGCCCGCCGCACTGTCGGATTTCCAGGCGGCGATCGTCCCGTGGGCATTGCGGCGCGGGCGCGCGGCGCTGTTCGCGGGGACCGGGCTGGGCAAGACGGTGATGGAGCTGGCGTGGGCGGATGCGGTCGCGCGGCATACCAATCGCCCCGTGCTGATCCTGACCCCGCTGGCCGTCGCCGCGCAGTTCGTCGGTGAGGGCGACAAGTTCGGGATCGGCGTCACGCGGGCGTCGCAGGACAGCGACGTCCGCGGGGCCGGTGCCTATGTCACCAATTACGACAAGCTGGCGCGGTTCGACATGGACCGGCTGGGCGGGATCGTGCTGGACGAGAGCAGCATCCTGAAGGCGTTCGACGGCAAGACGCGCCACGCCCTGATCGCGGGTGCGCGGCGGATCGCGTTCCGGCTGGCGGCATCGGCGACCCCGGCGCCGAACGACTTCATGGAGCTGGGCAATCATGCCGAGTACCTGGGCGTGATGACGCACGCCGAAATGCTGGCGACGTTCTTCATCCATGATGGCGGCGATACGTCGAAATGGCGCCTGAAGCGGCATGCCGAGGGGGAATTCTGGCGCTGGGTCGCCAGCTGGGCGGTGATGCTGACGCGCCCGGGCGACCTGGGCTTCGCGGACGGCGCATATCAGCTGCCGCCGCTGCGGATGCACGAACATCTGGTCGAGGTGGACGGGCCGCAGGCGGGAATGGCGACGCTGTTCGCGATGGAGGCGCGCACGCTGTCCGAGCGGCTGGCGGCGCGGCGCGACAGTATCGTTCCGCGCGTCGACACGGCAGCGGCGCTGCTGTCGGCGCACGATCGCCCGGCGGTGGCGTGGTGCAACCTGAACGCGGAGAGCGAGGCCCTGACGCGGGCGATCCCCGGCGCGGTCGAGGTCCGCGGGGGCGACGCGGAGGGGCGCAAGGAAGAGGTGCTGGGCGCCTTCGCGGCCGGGCAGGTGCGCGTGCTGGTGACCAAGCCGTCGATCTGCGGGTTCGGCATGAACTGGCAGCATTGTCATGACACGGCGTTCACCGGGCTGAACGACAGTTTCGAGCAATTGTACCAGGCCGTGCGGCGTTTCTGGCGGTTCGGCCAGCAGCATGCGGTCGACGCGCATCTGATCGCGGCGCGCACCGAAGGCGCGGTGCTGGCCAACCTGAAGCGCAAGGAAGCCGATGCGGCGCGGATGCAGGAGGCGATGGTCGCGGCCATGGCCGGTTTCTCGACGATCGGGGTGAGCGCGGCGGCGCGCGAGAAGGCGGGCTATGCGCGGCGGGCGCTGGCGCTGCCGTCATTTCTGGAGGCAGCATGATCGAGGCGATCGACTTTCGCGAGGGCGACGGGGGCGGCGGCTGGGGCCTGTACAATGGCGACTGCGTCGAGGTGCTGGGGCAACTGCCCGACGAGAGCGTCGGGTTCAGTGTGTTCTCGCCGCCCTTCTCATCGTTGTACACCTATTCCAACAGTGATCGCGACCTGGGCAATTGCCGGACGGACGAGGAGTTCTTCGCGCACTTCGCGTTCGTGCTGGCGGGCCTGTATCGCGTGCTGAAGCCGGGGCGGCTGGTGTCGATGCATTGCATGGACATGCCGCGATCGAAGGCGCGCGACGGATTCATCGGCACATGGGACTTCCCCGGCGATCTTATCCGCGCGGCGGAGGCGCAGGGGTTCATCTTCCATAGCCGGGTGTGCATCCGCAAGGATCCGGTGACGGCGATGCAGCGCACCAAGGCGATCGGGCTACTGCACAAGCAGGTAAAGAAGGACAGTTGCCGCAGCCGGCAGGGTTATGCCGACTATGTCGTCACGCTGTACAAGCCGGGGTTGAATCCCGAGCCGGTGTCGGGCGTGTTCGAGCATTATTTCGGCGACGATCCCGCGACGCAGCTTGCGGCGGCGACGATGGAGGGCGACGCGCGGTCGATCGCGATCTGGCAGCGGTATGCGGACCCGGTGTGGGACGATATCGATCCGGGCGACACGCTGCAGTATCGCGCCGCGCGCGATCATGCCGACGAACGCCATATCGCGCCGTTGCAGCTGGGCGTCATCCGGCGGTGCGTCGATCTGTGGAGCAATCCGGGCGATGTGGTGCTGTCGCCCTTCGCAGGGATCGGTAGCGAGGTGTTCGTCGCGGCGCAGATGGGGCGGCGCGGGCTGGGGGTGGAGCTGAAGCCGTCCTATTTCGCGCAGGCGCTGCGCAACCTCGACAGCGTCGATGCGCACCAGGTGGGGTTGTTCGCCGGGGTCGATGCGCAAGACGACCGCGAGGCGGCGGCATGAGGACGCGGCTGGAGGTGCAGGTCGCGACCGCGGTGGGCGCGATGCTGGTGGGTCGCGATGCGATCACGCTGGGCGAGGTGGCGGACCTGCTGCCGGGGCATATCCGCGCGGCGGGGCCGTCGCTGAAATGCATGGCGCGGGCGCTGACCGGCGCGGGGTGGATCGGCGAGCGTCGCGACGGCGGGGCCGTGGTGTACGTGCCGGCGCCGGCGGATGACGGCGCCGGTGATGACGCGGGCGACGATGATGCCGGCGTATCGGCCGGGCACAATAGCGGCGAGACGATCGCCAGCGAGACGGTCGAGGGTGTGGCGGCGGACCAGGTGCGGCTGCTGATCGAGCGGATCGAGCGGCTGGACGAAGAGCGCAAGGGCATCGCCGAGGATATCAAGGACGTGTTCGCGGAGGCGAAGTCGCGCGGATACGATCCCACCGCCCTGCGCGGGATCCTGCGCATCCGCGCCAAGCCGCGCGAGCAGCAGCAGGAAGAGACGGCGATCCTGGAGGTCTACATGCGCGCGCTGGGGATGATGTGATGCCGCGAACGGTCAGCTGGTTCTCGCGCGGCACCGCTAGCGCCGTTGCGACCGGCCTTACCCTTAAGGAATATCCGGATGCCATTATCGTCCACTGCGCAACAAACAGTGAAGACGAAGATAATGATCGGTTCCAACGTGACTGTGAGGTGTGGTGGGGACGATCAGTTACAACAATAGCATCCGAAGAATATGCAAGCACTTGGGATGTCTGGGAACGCCATCGTTGGATCAACGGGGTAAAGGGCGCGAGGTGTACGGGCGAGCTTAAGATTGCTCCCCGCCTAGAATTTCAGAGGCATGATGACATTCACGTTTTTGGGTACACTTCTGATCGCGCGGATATCGCGCGCGCCAAACGGCTGCGCGAAAATTATCCAGAACTTGATATACGAACTCCGCTGATCGACGCTGGCCTAGATAAGCGCGCATGCATGGCAATTGTGACAAGTTCTGGCGTGGCGCTGCCAAAAGTTTACACGTGGGGGCTACATAATGCGAACTGCATACCGTGCGGTAAAGGGGAGTCTCCCGGATACTGGGCTGTCATCAGGAAGTTTGCGCCGGAAAAGTTCTGGAGGTTCGCTAAGCTTAGCAGGGAACTGGGCGCGCGTTGCTTGGTGATCGCCAAGGTTCGTTATTTTGTCGATGAATTGCCAGAGGACTGGCCGCTTACCGAAGCCGTAGCGCCTCGGTGCGACATGCTGTGCCACTTAGCTCAACAGGACATAAATTCATGAGCAGCGTTAACAAGGTCATCCTAATCGGGCATTTGGGCGCCGATCCCGAAAGTCGCAGCTTTCAGAATGGCGGCAGCGTGGTGAACATGCGGGTGGCGACGGGGGAGCGGTGGAAGGACCGCACGACCGGCGAGCAGAAAGAGCGGACCGAATGGCATTCGGTCGTGGTGCTGAACGAGGGGCTGCAGAAGGTCGCGACGCAATATCTGCGCAAGGGCGGCAAGGTCTATATCGAAGGCCAGCTGCGTACCCGCAAATGGCAGGACCAGGCGGGCGTCGACCGTTATTCGACCGAGGTGGTGCTGGGCGCGTTCAACGCCGCGCTGGTGCTGCTGGACCGGCGCGAGGCCGATCCGGGGCGGCACGACTATTCGGGCTATTCGGATACGCGGGGGAGCGGCGCGACGGGCGGCGGGGGTGCGGCGGCCGGCGGTGGCGGATCGACCGGGGGCGCCTTCCGCAGCGCGGCCGACCTGGATGACGATATCCCGTTCTGACGGGCGGTGACCCGCGGGCGCGCCGGGTGATGCGCGCCGTGTTTCGTATCCGGGAGGGATCATCACAATGACCGATACACAGCCCGCGTCGATGGTCGACGCGGCGATCGATTTCGCGCGCCGTGGCTGGCCGGTGTTTCCGTGCAGCCCGGCGAACAAGGCGCCGTTGCTGGGGCGCGACCTGGACGATGACGGCAAGCCGATCCGCGGTTCGGGCGGGGTGACCAAGGCCAGCACCGACGAAGCGATGATCCGCGGCTGGTGGGAACGCTGGCCGCAGGCGATGATTGGCGTCGCGGTCGGCCGGGCGGGGATGCTGGTGATCGATTTCGATCCGCGCGTCGATGAGATCGTCGATCCGGACACCGGCGAGGTGACCGGCGAGGAAGTGTGGACGCTGGAGCGGCTGAAGGCCGAGCTGGAAGCCCAGATGGGGTGCGCGCTGCCGGTGACGCTGGCGGTGCGCACGCCGTCCGGCGGGGTGCATTGCTATTTCCGGATGCCGGACGGCGCGCCGATCGGCAACGTCGGGAGCCTGCCCGATCACATCGATGTGCGCGGCGAGGGCGGGTATGTGATCGTGCCGCCCAGCGTGTGCGTCGGCGACGGCCGGCGGTGCGTGCCGGGCGGCTATGGCTGGCTGCGCGGCGATGCGGGGGCGGCGATCGTCGACATGCCGGCGGCGCTGGTCGAGATCCTGCGTACGCCGAAGCGGCGCGCGGCGCGCGGCGATGACCAGGCGCGGCCGGTCGCGGCGGCGCGCGGGCTGCGCGACTATGCCGAGTCGGACGTGTTCCCGGTCGACGTGGACGAGGCGCACCGGCGCTATGCGATCGGCGCGCTGGACCGCACCGCGGCGGAGCTGGCGGCGACGCCGCGCGGCGGGGGGCGGCACGGCGGGCGGAACAAGGCCGCCTATGCCGCGGCGTTCAACATGGGCGGGTTCATCGGTGCCGGCGCGATCAGCGAGGCTGTGGTGCGCGCGACGCTGGTGACCGTGGTGCAGGGGTTCGACCCGGCGGCGTTCGACCGGCACGTCCAGGCGATCGACAACGGCATCGAGGGCGGGCGCCAGCAGCCGCATGACCTGAGCGGCATCACGAACACGCGCCGCCGCGACAGCGGCGGGTCCGCTGGATCGTCCTTTCCGCCGCTGCCGCCCGTGGATGCCTATTCCGACGACGTTCCCGCACCCGGACCCGACGCGGACGGCGGAGCGGGCGACTTCCACGACGGAACGCCGGCCACAGTTTCCACTATGGGGGGCGGGGGGCGGATCGCGCCGCCCCGTGACGACGTGGTGGATCGCGAATGCGCGATGCTGCCGCGCACCGACCTGGGCAATGCCGAGCGGTTCTGGCGGCGGCATGGCTGGAAATTCCGGTTCTGCGCCGAATTGGGGTGGTTCGTGTGGGACGGGCGGCGGTGGGAGCTGTTGTCCGAGGAAAAGGACAAGGTGCCGGGCAAGGTCAGCTTCGCGGTGTTCGAGACGGTGCGCGCGATCCGGCACGAGGCCGATCTGGTCGCGGCGTCGGGCCTGAAAGAGGAACTGCCGGCCGACGCCAGCGATGCGGAGCGCGCGGCGACTCTGGATTTCATCGTCAAGTGGCGCGGTAGCGGCGACAACAAGGTGCCGATCTATTTCAGCGACATGCTGCGCGACCATGCGATGTCGAGCGAGGGCGCGCAGCGGCTGCACTGCGTGGCCAATCTGGTCAAGTCGTTCCAGGGGATCGCGATCGGGGCGGATGCGATGGACGTCGACCGGATGGCGATCAACGTCCTGAACGGCACGTTGCGGCTGACCCGCGAGGGCCGGCGCTGGGCGATGGTAGACGGCGCGATGAAAGCGATCACGATCGGCGACCGATGGGGGTTGCGCCTCGACCAGCATCGGCCGGACGACCTGATCAGCAAGGTGGCGCATGTGCGGTTCGAGCCAGGCGCCGCCAGTCCGGTCTACGACGCGTTTCTGGAGGTGGTGCAGCCGGACCCCGTCGTGCGCCGGTTCCTGCACCAATGGGGCGGATATTCGATCACGGGCGATATCAGCGAGCAGAAGCTGGCGTTCTTCCACGGCAAGGGGCGCAACGGCAAATCGACGCTGGTCGACCTGTGGGGCCATATCGCGGGGGATTACGGCGGGTCGATCGCGATCGAGACGCTGCTGGACCAGGGCAAGGGGCGCAAGGGCGGCGATGCCACGCCCGATCTGGCGCGGTTGCCGGGCATCCGGTTCCTCCGGACCTCCGAACCGGAGAAGGGGGCGAAGCTGGCCGAGGCGCTGATCAAGCTGATCACCGGGGGCGAGCCGATCGACGCGCGGTATCTGCACAAGGGGTTCTTCACCTACCTGCCCAGCTTCAAGGTGACGGTGTCGGGCAATCACAAGCCCAAGATCACCGGGCATGACGACGGCATCTGGCGGCGCGTGATGCTGGTGCCGTGGGACGTCCAGATCGCGGCGGACAAGGTGGACCGCGCGCTGCCCGACAAGCTGCGCGGCGAGGCGTCAGGCGTGCTCAACAGGTTGCTGGAGGGGTTGCTGGACTGGCGCGAGCATGGGTTGATCGAACCCGACAGCGTGAAGGCGGCGACGGCCAAGTACCGCGAGCAGAGCGACCAGCTGGGGCGGTTCCTGGACGATTGCGTGCGCATCGTGGACGGGGCGAAGGCCAAGTCGAGCGAGCTGTTCGCGCTCTACAGCGCATGGGCGAAGGCCAATGGCGCGGCGGAGTGGCAACAGGCCGGCTTCACCGCGGCGATGCAGGACCGCGGGTTCGAGAACAAGCGATCCAACGGCATCCAGTGGCTGGATATCGAGATGGTCAAGCAGCCGGGCGACTTCGCCGAGCATGATGGCGGCCGGGACGATGGATCGCCGCCCTATTCGGCAGACGATTACCCCGTTTAGGAACAGGAGACGGTTCCGGCGGAATGTCGGGATGGAAGGCAAGAACATGAGGAATTGTGCGGTGTTGGAACGCTTGGAAATCGGATGACGCCACCCGCCATGATGTGTGTGCGCATATGTGCGCACATGATGAATTACCTTTGTTTTCCTTCCACCCCTTCCAATCAACAATCTGGCATCTTCGGATGCCACGCGAAACAGGGAATTCTGCGATGGATCATCGGGCCGAAATGGAAGCGCGGGGCGACGGGGCGGCGGTTCCGATGGAAGGTGCGGCGGAATGGACGTTCGATGCGGTGCAGGACCGGCTGGTCGAGGCGATGCTGACCTGCTGGCGCGGCGGTGACCGCGAGCGCGGGTGGCTGCGCGGCGGGGCGGATGGCCCGTGGCACATGGTGCTGCCGGACGCCGCCTATGACGGCGGGCGCGATGCGGGCGAGGCGCGGATCGATGCGGCGATCCGCCCC